CCGGTGTCCATGAAGTACCGGGGCCTCTATGAACTGGCCCGGCGGGACCCGGGGAAACTGGTCTATGAGACCGAGCTGGGCATTCACGATTTAAACGAGGTTATCCCCCTATGGCTGAAGAAATTCGAGAAGTCCTGAACCTGCTCAATGAGAAGCTGGCGGGCCTGTTCCCTTACCGGTTAGAGATGGCGACCCCTGGAGAGCTGAAGCTCCTGGAAAAGAACGCCCGGTACATGAAGGCCGAGCAGTTCCAGAGCCTGGTGGAGAACATCAAGAAAGACGGCAACCTGTCATCCCTGCCCCTGTGCTACCGGGAGAAGGACGGCAAGCTCCGGGTGCTCTCCGGCAACCACCGGGTCCAGGCGGGCCGCCAAGCCGGGGTGGAGCAGATATTGGTGATGGTGGTGGGCGACGAGAAAGATGCCGATGAGCGCCTGGCCATTCAACTATCCCATAACGCCATCGCTGGCCAGGACGACCTGGTGATCCTGAAGGAGTTGTGGGAGAGCATTAACAACGTCCAGTCCAAACTCTACGCCGGGTTGGACTCCGACACCGTGAAGGCGCTGCAGGGGATCCAGTTCGCGGCCATCGCCGAGCAGCGGCTCCAGTACAAAATAGTCACCTTCACGTTCCTGGGCCATGAGGTTGAAAACCTGGATGAGCTGTTTAAGGCCATAGGGGTGGCTTTTGCTTCGGATGTGGTTTACTTGGCAACTCTCGAAGCCTACGCCCCTCTTTACGAGCTGATGTTGAAGATCAAAAAGCACTGCCTGATCAAAAACACCACTGCGGCGTTCATGAAGTACAACGAGTTGGCCCAGATCGGGTATGACCAGATGGTGAAGGTTGAATCAGAGCAGGGAGGAGCAGCAGACTCCGGGGAGGTGGTGATTTCATGAAGCCTGATTTCAAGGAGAATTTGTTGGAAAATACCCTGACCATTAATGAAAAAGCGGAATTTGAAACCCTTGAAGACACCATCAAGCGAGAGATGGGATCATTCATCGCTGTCGGCAATGCGCTACAGACAATCCGGGATCAGAGGCTCTACCGGGAAGAATTTAAAACCTTCAAGGATTACTGCAATGAGAAGTGGGGAATAGGCAAGGCTCACGCAAACAGGCTGATAGGCGGAAGCCGGGTAGCAGCTAATTTGGCTCCACGTGGAGCCTTATGCACCCCTTGTGAAATCCAGCCGACTAATGAAGCCCAAGTCCGACCCCTTACCGTCCTTGAGCCCGCACAGCAGTGTGAGGTATGGGAGGAAGCTGTTAGAAGCGCTGATGGCAAGACCATCACCTATAAGCAGATCAAGTCCCTGGTTGCAGAGTTAATTGGCCCGGCGGCACCTTCACCCCCAAAAAAGAAAGACCCCTACGCCCACTCCGACGCGAATTACTTCGTATCCTTGGCCATGATGAACCTCGAAAAAATCAGGGATGACGACCCATTGAGGGTTGAGGCCGTGGGTCGAATTTCAGAATGGATTCAAGAAAAACTCAATATATGGACTGAAGGAGAATGACTATGGCAAGAATTCTAGAATCGAACAATTACAGCAGGTTTGTGTTGTCGCCGTTTAACCGGGAAGTAAAAAGGACATGGCGCCTTGAACAGTCCTTGCTCAAGTATGGGTGGCTTGATGAATACCCCATGGCCGTGACCCGGATGCCCGATGGCAAGTTGCGGATAGATGATGGCCACAACCGTTTCTATGCGGCCCGCAAACACGGCATCCCTGTCAAATATGTCGAAACCAACAGCAAGATAACCCAGGGCGAGAGGGATGGAAGCCACACCATCTGGAGCCTAAAAGACTATATGCAGTCTTTCGCCCAAAACAACTTTGCGGCCTACGTGGCCGTATATGACTATCACAGGGCAACCGGAATCAAGCTGAACGCTTGCATCTCCATGTTGAGCGGGTCGAGTGCCGGGTCAGGCAACTGGCGAAAGCAATTCAAAGAGGGCACCTACCGTTTAGGCGATCCGGCCCATGCGAACCTCGTTGCGGACCTTGTGGCTCATTGCAGGAAGCATGAATTTCGCCACTGGAACGATACGCCTTTTGTCAACGCCCTCTCTAAAATCGCTTGGGCCGAAGTTTTCGACCCACAGGTTTTAAAGAGCAAGATAAGCGCTTTCCCCGAGCACCTGAAGAAGCACGGGACAAGAGAGGAATATATCCTGATGCTGGAGGCGATTTACAACCGTTATAGCAAAGAACTGGTGCCTTTGGCTGTCAAGGCGGAGGAAGCCGCCAGGAAAAGAAATGTGGTTATGAACAGGGAGGGCCGGCCGGTGGGCCGGACTGAGAGAAGGATCGAAGCCAGCCAATGAAAAGACCAACCGTGGAATTTTGGTTCAGGTGCTGGTGTGGACAGTTGCTTTATAGCGTCCTTCCCGGTGCCCGGTTCGTCTGCCTAAATTGCTGCCGAAAGATAAAGGTTGAAAGATGATCCCGATGAGTTGGCCAGACGCACTCCTGATCCACCGGGCCGCCGAGAATTACCACGGCGTGGCCCTTATGGTCCGGGACCCCATTCTCATGCGTCTGGCCGCGGCCTGGCCCCAGGTGAAGCGGCAGCTTCCAGGCCCCCCACATCCAGGCCAGGAGGTGGACCTGGGCACTCTCTGGCAGAAAACTAAGGTGGATTTCCAGGAGTGGGCGGAACTGGCTCAGATGGACATTTGTCAAGTCATGGAGGGCTTTAAGGTTTTGAAAGGGAACTTCATTGTTTTGCCAGATGGAACTTTAAATCATCTGGCCGACAGCGTCTTAAAGAAAGCGGCGGCCGGGACGCTTATGGCTGAGTTTGGTATTAAGCCCGGAGAGATAAAGAAATGACCGAAGACCCCCACTACTCCCCCGACTGCGACCTCTTCCTGGGGATAGATAAAGGCTTCCGCAACCCCAACGTCACCCTTTGGGTCCAGCCCGACCGGAAGATGGAGCGGGTGATCGTGCTCTTTGCCCATTACCAGATGCTCAGGACCCCGGACGAGAACGCCAAGATAGCACTGGAGATGCATAAGGCCCGGGGCTATGGCCAGCTTACCGGCGGCTGGGGCGACCCATCGGCCCCGGATATGCTGCGGGCCTATTCCCTGGCGTTCGGGGTAGAACTCCATGGGCCTTCAGGCCGGGTAGAACATGGCCATGAGATGGTCAAGCAATGGCTCAAGACGGCCAGGATGACTAAGGCATCAAGTGGCCTGGTCTTCTCCCGGGAGTGCCCCCGGGATTTGCTGGTGGAGATGAGTCAATACGAAAAACATGAGCCGGGCAAGGGAGCGCACCACGGACCGGATGCCCTCCGGTATTTCTTTGCTGGCTGGCAAGGTGGAAGATGACAGGTTCCGAAACTCTACCCCCTGCGACGGAGATCCCGCCTATTTCCCGGAGTCGTCAGAAGCGCATCCGGGAGATTCAGGATCTCTTTGATACAGGCTTAAAAGTGTCTGAAATTTCTAAACTATATGGGATTTCAGAGCGACAGGTGCGTGAAGACAGAAAAGATGGCCGAGCCCTCGACCGGGCCCTCTCTAAAGCGGTCGACCAGGCGGAACTTCTGGGCAGGGAGATTAGAGGTTATGAGCAGGCGCTTCGGATGGAGTGGCGCCACTATCGAACGGCGACCAACCCTTTTGTGAAAATGGGCTGCATGAGGAACATTATTGCCCTGAAAGAGAAGTATATCAAATTCCTGCAAGGAGCCGGTCTCATCGATAAGGTCGCAGACCAACTCAAAATCATCGACATCCCCTATGGGGAGAAACCGGTAAGAGAAGCTGTTCTCGACCTCGTAAAATTGATCAATGAGGCCGCGGACAAAGACTCCGAGCCTAAAGAATGACCATCCAACTGGCAGACATTGATCCGGGAGATTTAAAGCGCGGCCTCCTGGAACATTACCGGCGTGAAGGATTCGATGGCGCCGAGGAACTGCTGAAATTCATCGAGGCCTACTGGAAACTCCGGGTGCCCCGGGCTCAGGTCTGCCCCGAGCACACCCCGCCAGCCGAATACATCGTAGACAGCTTCTTCGAGACGGTCCAGGACTCGGTCTGCTGGGCCAACCGTGGCGGCGGCAAGACTCTCCTGGGGGCCTTGTCCACCTGGCTGGATACGGTCTTTAAGAACGGTTGCGCCACGAAGATCCTGGGCGGCTCTCAGGAGCAAAGCAAACGCATGTACGAGCACTTGACCGGGGAGGGGGACGGCTGGGGCATGGTGACCGAGGACTTCCGGCATCTGCTGCGCGGCGAAATGCTGGCCCACCGGACGGTCTTGAACAACCAGAGCAACATCCAAATCCTTACTGCCTCATCCAAGAGCGTCCGCGGCGCCCACCCCCAGAAAATCAAGCTGGACGAAGTTGACGAAATGGACCCGAATATTTACGAGGCAGCGCTGCTGGTGCCCCAAACCAAACGGGGCATTAAGGCCAGCGTCCAGATATTCAGTACGATGCACCGGACCTACGGATTGATGGACCAGGTAATCAGCGAGGCGGCCCGGAGCGGCTACAAGGTCTATAAGTGGTGCCTTTTCGATGTCCTGGAGCAATGTCCGGATTGGCGGGTTTGTGATAACTGCGAGCTCTGGGAGGATTGCCAGGGCAAGGCCCGGCACGCCGACGGCTTTTACAGCATCGAGGACGCTATTTCGAAAAAGCGCCAGGTCTCCCGGGACACCTGGCTCTGCGAGATGATGTGTTTCCAGCCGAGCCAGGAGGGTTTGATTTATAAGGAATTTGACATGACGCTGCACGTTATTTAGAGCATAACGCTGCGATACTGATTCCCCACAAGTAATATCCTTATATATCTCAACAACGTTGGGATGGTGGTGTAGTTTGGCCTTTTAACTAAGTAACGCTGAGGGGTTGTGCGACTGTTGCTTGGTGCAATTAATTGTATTTAGACAGTTTGTGCGACAAGTAAATTGTACCGTGTAACTTTAACTACGCATTACATAATAAGTTATGAAAGGCAGTAAAGTTGTTAGGTGAGTTTGCTGCGTATAAATTATTGTATTATCGAATAGTTAAATAAGGGTAAGAAAATCAAAATAATAACGATGTGCGTAACTTATTAATATCACTACGCTACTGTTGTCGAAAAAAAAGTAAGTAGCTGGTTATATTGAGCAATTAGGCACACTGAGTGCATCTACTATTATCAACAATCAAACCATCCCACAAAAAGGGGGCCAACCTATAGCATAGAAAATCGGCTAAACAGCCAAACCAAAACCGGGCAAGGTGGCCAGGCAACGGAGGC